GCTACATCGTCAACATGAGTGATTCTGAAACCACATTCAAAAATCTCTCCCACTTCTACTGGTCTATCCAACCACTTACCTGTGGCCAGGATAGTACTTCCTGTTAGAGAATCGTCCCCAACATTGACACTTCCTTTTTTAGGGTCATTGGTGTATAGTTGGAAATCACCATTATTATCGAACTTAGCAAACAATCGAACCCTTCGTGTACCTTGATGCCAGTACTCATTCGGAGTCATGTAATTATTGATGTCCGATTCTGGATTGTACTGACTTAGGATACGAGGAGCGCCTGTGATAGATACCGAAGTTGGTAATTGACTTATCTCAGGGAATGCAACTGCTGATAAAGAAGTTCCTGTATCTGTACCCGTATCATCGCCACCTGTATTGGTTTCGCCGGCGGTGTCTGTGCTACTAGTAGTGTTTGTACTACCACTATTGCTACTTGAACTTGATGTGGTAGTAGTACCTGTGGAACCCGAACCTCCTGTTATCAGAGCAATTGCACGTAAGTCTTTAATTAAAGGAGACTTAGAAGAGTTCTCTGAATGCATTACGATCTTAATCTGGAATGCGGTAAACTGCTCTGACTCATGAGTATACTCATACTCTGGGAAATTAGATGGGTTGTCGCTTGTAGGGATTTCTCTGTCTATATCGACCTTTACCCATTCGTGTATAGAATCTCCTTCTATAGCAGTAGACGCGACCAATGTATCTTCGTCTGGTGCTGTCTTAACATAAACTTCAAAGTCAGAACCAGATGGTCGGTTACCTGAAAATATTACCTTTAGGCCAAGTGAGGACTCATCAACAACAACTGGTGTTGTAATGTGTTGCGCAGCATATGCAAACGTAGTATAATCCGGTGTATCTGTATTAGGATCATATACATCATGATCAATTACGTTTTCTAATGTCATAACTGCAACACGTTGAAGGTCAATTACAGGAGAAACTTTTGGATCTGCTGTGACCAATGATAGGTTTAACTTTAGCGTTTCAGTTGATACGTTTTCAGAAGAAGCAACAATCTTCGGTTGTGAGTTCAAATTATATTCATTTATAAAGACCGGAACTTCGTCCTGTAAAGTGTATACAAACTGATTTACTGTACGACTGTCTGAAGAAGAACCATAGGATTTTGCGACAGGCGCACTCAGGCCTGCATTTATTTTAGTAGTGTTAGGTACTATTGCTTGGATCTGTGGAACGAACGTATCGTAATAGACTTGTTGTGAAGCGACAACCGTATTACCACCACCGGATGAACTAGCAGTTGCGACAGTAGGAACCTTAATATAATAACCGTCCCATGTTGGTTGATATACTTCAAGTAGGCCATTCATTTCTGAAGCGGGAACTCCACCAATATCATTGACAACACCTGAGATAGAAACTATATCTTCGTTACTGAATCCGTGACCTTGATGATAAACCTTTACTATTCCGTTGTTAGCAATATCATCTGTATGAGTCTGACCGGCAACGGTTTCAATAGGATTAAATTCTAATGTGACTTTAGGTAAAGATGTATTATCTAATACTAAATTACCCGATGTCTCAAAATGTGCTCGATGCAACTTGAACATCAAGTCTTTACTTTGATCCGGTGTCCATGTGCTAGAGTTTTGAGATAAGAATAATGAACCTAGAGTAGAAATTCTTGGAGCCTTGTCCTGATTACTTCCTATGACAAATTCTTCTGATTCAGAAATATATACGTTATACTCTACGGATTCACTGAATAGTATTATCGCATATTCTTTACCGCCTGTCAAGTAAATCGGTTCGTCAAACTTAACAGCAGTTGCGCCAGTAGTCAATAGTGTATTCATTCCTTGACTTTCGCCTGAAATAGAATCATATGAAGTAACTGTGACATCATCGGAATTGACAAACACAACCGAGCCTGGAACGACCTGATTGGTAGGAACTCCATTTTCTACTGTGCGAACCTCAACCTGTAGAGGGGCATTGCTATCCTTAGACTCCATGAATACGTCTAGCTGAGTTAGGAATATACCGTTAGGGTTTTCAATCTGGTCGACGAAGAATGTCTGCGCTAAAGGATCATTACGTCCTTCACTTCTGTAGACCCTTCTTGTAGTATCGATATTACCCTGTGAGGTATCTAAAGCACCTTGAGACGAGTAGAACGCAGATGTAGATATAGTAGACTCCGCGTCATATAGACTTACATCTAACAACTCAAACTTTTGAGTTCCTGTTCTAAACTTCAAAGATTCTGTATTAGGTAAGAAGAATGATCCGATTAGCTCACCCTTGCTATCTGTCTGCAAGAGAGTTGGTCCACCTAAGTCTGCTGGATATCCTGATTCGTTTGCATACTCACTACCAAATTCTTGTGGATTATCCGCAAATCGTTGGGTAGTTGATTCCTGTCGAACCCAATTACTTACGTCTACACCGTCAAAGTATGCAAACATCTTAGTGTTAGGACGAAGTCCTTTGGCGACGAAGTTGATTCTACGAGAACGCATATACGGAATGATTTGCTGTCCACCAATAGTTTCACCAAGCAAGTCTTGTGCGTGAACCATATTTTCATATTTGTATTGATATTCAGCCAAAGGCATATGTAAGTTACTATTGAATGACGTTACACTACCGTCGATCCAATTATAACTACCGCCGTACCACAAATCTTCTTGAGTGTGATAAATGCTTTGTATTACCGGAGGCAAATCTCTAGATTCTCTCCACTCATCCGATGATGGAGACAATTCTAAATTACCGATATACGATACTACAGTATGAGGATTAACATTAATAAAACTAGTAGCAAGTTCCTGTTCGGTGAATTCGACTTCAACATATGGTAGGGTAACCAAATCACCCTTCTTGCTTATTACGGTATCAACGTTATCTGTGCTATATGATAGTCGTACTGAATTTTCACGAAAAGATGCCTGTAACAATCCACTTCTATCAACGGACGCTCTATAGTTCTCGTTATTAATGTCAGAGTAGTCGAATGTACTAAAATTATCAGCGAAGAATCCTGACTTAACTCTTGACTGCCCTTGGTTATCAGTAATGACTAGGGACTGAGTATTAGTTTCCAAGAAACTCAATGCAGTCCTTTCATACAACTCATCCAAACGTCGTTCTAATTTTGCGATATCTTTCATAGTATATCGCTTGTTTGGAATATAAGCTGTCGAAACGTCAGATGCACTGAATGTGTAAGGGCTCAAAGTAAACGTATATAGAGACAGTGAACCTACTGGAATCTCTGGTTCCTTTGGAGTTATACTAGGAACCCCCTGTATAACCTGTAGTTCACCAAACCCAATGCCGCTGTTTACTGCGTTCGCCACTAAAACGTCAATACGAGGTAAGTAGTATTCTATATCATTAATAGTGATGGCAGATGCATTCTGAGGTAACTCTGCGACTACGTTGAATTCTCCGGTGTAACCAAATGTTCGGGAAGGTCGGAAGTCTAATACATCTCTTAAAGAGATGGACTGACCTGTCGCACTGGTATGGTTAGGGATATTTTCATAACTATCGTCTGCATAAGATGAAGCAGAGAAGAACGTGCTTCCGCTTGGTCCAGTATGCGTATAATGTGTGTATGTAACCTTTATCTCAGATTGGTCACCTGTAGGTAAAAGATATCCTGGCTTCAAGTACACGACAGCTTCGTCATAGAAGTTATCACGTTGACCGCCGTCTAGATAAAACTGGTGAGTGATGTCTTCAGCAGCAGACCAATCTGTACCAGAACTATCTCTGAATAAAACTGATTGAAGAGAGATACCATCTACGGTATCTGTAAATACAGGACGTTTCTCCCAGTCTGTCGATGGAAGAGTCTGTGTTTTTTCTGCAACCGTTATTGTCTTTGTGCGAGGTGTTGCGTTAGAGACCTCAACGTAATATGCAATATCATGATTAGTGTTTGGGGTTAGACCCGAATATACACCCGCCATACTTGGTACTGATTCTGGACCAGTTAGAATAGAGGTTTCGGACTCTGCGATTATCCAACGATTATTTTCAACGCCAGACAAACTAATAACACCTTGACTATCAGACTGTATTCTAGTGTATCTCTGTACTGTATAGTTTGCAGTAATCGAATCATCTTTTGGACTGGTTCTAGGTAGCGGGAACAGCAGACTATTGTTAGATGACTCATGTATTGTGCTATCTACTAATTGAATTCTTGGGCTACCAGCGCCTGGAATATTATCCTGTAATGATACTGCATCAGCAAAACTATGATATCCTGTACCACCTTGTATTGAAGACATACGAATGTCAAAAATGTATAGTCGGTAACCAAATGAGTCGGATTGTATACCACGGACATTACAGTAACCTATTACAGATCCACCTGATGCTGCGTCGTAGATAGCCAAATATCCAAATGCGTCTAATCTACCGAAACCTTCAGATGAGGTCGGGTCGATATAAACATAGTTACCATATGCAACTGGTACTGGTTCGTTAAATGTTTGAAGAGTTTGTCTTGCTTTTGGTACGGTAATATCTGTTTGACCAAATTCTAATCGATAACCATCTACATATGCTATACCTTCAGAAACATCTAGATTTAAATTAGTGTTATCCAGAGGTTCGAATATCGCAGTAAACTTATCTACAACATAGTCACCAGACTCTTCTTTTGTTCTTCGTGCAAGCAGATCATTAACTCGACTGTATGCATCGAATGTACTTACTTCACGTGTGATAACACCTTTAACAACACGTGCGACAAATATAAAGTTTTGACTTATATCGACTTGATCGCGAGTAGTGGGTGTTAGTTTGATCTGATATCGATGAGCGCCTGGCGCAGTGATGTCTGGAACTTCGCCTTGGTTATCATATAGATTAGAATCTTCGCTCTCATCTACGATTGATTCTTCAATCACAAAACCGATATCTGCTGTCGGTTCTGTGCTATACTTGGATAGGAAAGATTCTCCGCCTTCCATATAAACAAAGTGACCCTGTACAAAGAACTCGCCTGGCGCAAAGTACGCTTTAGTGCCACGACCTGCTGCCGGAATTTCATCTTCACTGTCGTCGATTACAGTAAGAGTAGAATTATCTGGGCGAGTTAAAACGTCTCCTGATTGAACGCGAGGTGCTTTATCTGTGTCGGTTACATTTGAGGTATCTGTATATCTAACATAAAGAGTTGATGGATCTTGCTCTGGTACTGCATTATACGCCTCAAGGACAATAAACTGTATAGTACCGTTAGTTAGAGTCTCACCAACTAAACTAGGATCTATAACACTATTAGCATCAAGACGAATATATTCTATCCTATTATCAACTGTCGAACCACCTGGGCTGACTAGTGCACCTTCTGTAAATATGTTACGACCGAAACGTGCGATCTCTTCGTGTATTATTGTTTGTGATTCATTTAACTCACGTGCTTGAAGAGCCTTACCTGAATTATAGAGTACACGATAATAACCATCTTTCGGATCGTAAAAATCGCGGTAAGTTTCTCTGAACGTCTTATCTGTAAAATCTGCCATGATTTATCCTAAACGGTTATTACGATCTTGATATCTTCTTGTTGTTCTTCGTCGCGTCTGATTCTTTTTCTTGTCTCAATATATAGGACTTCACCAGAGAAGCGATCTATACCATTTACTGGAGACAATCCACCCGTTGCAATAACACCCGCAACCTGACCTTCTTGAACTACGGCCTCATTTTCTTCGAACTCGACAAACCCTGTCGATTCATTTTGATGGTAATGAACAACGTTACCATCGGACTGATCAACATATGCCTTGGCAATACTACTTCCGCCCGTTATAAGTTTTCCTGATATAAATGGTGAGGTATCTTCTAAGGTCAATGTAGGTAATACTTTTACCGAAGTTCCGGTGAACGGAGTAGATCCGTCTGGTAGTAGCGGAGATTTAATAAGACCCATTTCACGGAAAGTGTTTCGAGTGATAAATGTTCCGTTGACATTACCGTCTGGTTTGATACCTGCTAGAATAGAACTTGTTTTCAAATCATCTATAGGGTTCTTACCCAGACCTTCTGAGGTAGTTACTACTGGTACTGCCGTACAGTTTTCGGTATCGCCATCGGTTACTGTAAGCGAAGCGTATGTGTATCCAGAACCGTAGTCCGTCATTTTAATTTCAGTGACCTTACCATCAGCGTCAATAACAGCAGTAGCAGTTGCGCCTGATCCATCACCGACTACCGTGACCGTAGGTTCGGTTACGTAACCAAGACCTTGTGTTATTACCTTTGCACGGGTGACTTGGCCACCTACAGCAGCAAGATGAACATCACGCTGTAGGTCTTCGATTGAATCCCCACCGTGGTAATCTGGTTCTGTTTCTTGTATCGGAAAGTGGTTGGATGATAAGAACTGGTAGATTCGCTCCGGTGTTATGGAGTATAAGAACTTCCATGTATATCCATCTCCAGTTTCAAAAACTTTGGTATGGTCCCATGTGTTGGTAGGATCTATTGAATCTAGAAGATCTTTATGGTAGCCGTAATTAGGCTCGACCATAGATTGCTTTGGAGTACCATCTACATTCTTACCATAATCAATACAAACGTATACTTCTTTAGCATCGTTTAATACGTAAAATGGCGTCCATGGCTCTACGATATCCGAAGAAGTTGCGTCATCCCATCCAGTGTATATCGATCCCGATGACCAATTTACTCTCTTGGCAACGAATGTTGAACCCTCAATTTTCTTGATTGATTGTAGGTTATGTCGGAACTCTCTTTCATCACGTGGACAGTCTACTGGGTCTATAGTTGTTTCCGAATTTTCTGAAACTGGAAATTCGTCTGATTTACCGATACCAATATAGTAACTGTCAGAAGATTGCATATCTATCAGCAGATCCTTCGCTAAGCTCCTACTTAATGTCTGTCTTACAATTGCTGCCATGTTCTTATCCTACGCATGTTAGAAATATTATTCTTATATTTATAACGTTTTTATGAGTCATTTAAAAATTTGTTTAACCATGATTCTTTTTGATGATGATTCATCAATAAGTCTTTGTATATTACCGGAAGTTCATATGCACTACTTCTCCACTGGGAGACATGTTTAAGTGCTTCGTCCTTCAGCGGCTGTAAATATTCTTCGTAACTATGAACCTTCTGAGCACTTCCTTCAGTCGTCCTATCGATACAATATAAGTCGCTTGACATTGATAGGAAGTAACACAGATTTCCCTTCTGGTGTTCTGCTAATAACTTGTAGGTGTATGCGTGATCTTCTCCGTTACCAATATCTTCGTTCATTTTTATTTGTGCAGACTTACGACTCTGCAACATAATGAAGTCAACCGACACTGGACGTTCATCAATAAACAAATGACTTTCTTGTGGTCCTAAGTTTTCGTGAGGAGAGCACATCGATGTGCCCCATACACTTGCAAAGTAAGTTTCATTAACTTGCCAGTAATGTCCCGAAACCAATTCCCAACTGCAAATAGAATCACATGGTACCACACCTAGAACATCAATGCAAGGATAATGCTTATAATGATTCCACAACGACTGTAAGTATGACGGATATAAAAAATCATCTCCATCGATCTGAGATACAAAATCACAGTCACTTTCTAGAAATACATCTAGACATGCATTTTTACCACGGCCTGGTTTACCATTACTTTCCGTATTGACTACACGGAATGGTAAATTAAGTGCGCATACATCTTCATAGTATCCTTCATGAATACTATTTACAACGATCACCACTTCCCATTCGATTGGTTCAATTTTGATGACTTGTTGGGCAGATTTAACTAATCGTGCTAACTTAGGGATGTCGTTGGAAGTCAACAACGTTGTCATCAATTTCATTATTCTGCCTCAAAGAAGAATGTCTGAAATAATCTACCGTCGTATTGGTTTGAACCAAAGCCGGGAACTACACTGCGATGATAGTACATCGCATCATATAATACCAGTCGGTTGTAAATATTTTTAGATTCTGCAACAATGTCCCAGTCACCTTCAACCAACTGGAATTCATTAAAATCTACTGGACATGAATCTTCATGTTTCATAATTCCAGTCTGTCTATGTTTATAGATTGCAGTTCCGGAATCTAGAGGCGCGTCAGGCGTTAGATACACGACTCCCGCATAGGACATTTTATCGTGATGAATCCATGTCTTGCAGTTTTCGGTAGTGTATTGGAAGGAAGTGTTATAGTTGTCTAGTGGAAAGTATGTTATTGCTTTTCCTATGATCCCCTCTAAAGAGTTTTTCATAGAATCAACATATCCACCAGCATTGGTACATGGAGATGTTCTTAGGCCGGGATAGTTACCCGAAACATTAAAGTCTAGACTTAAAGCATAATCCCGAACTGAGTCGGGATCTGCATAAAAATTATCAATTACTGTAAACATAATATACCTGTATGTGGAACCCCCTTTCGGGGGTGTATTCAATTACGATATTTTACCAATCTTGACTCTTAGATTATTGCTATTGTCAAAGATATCAATACTGTTACTTGTGAACTCAATACGTTCATTGGGTGCTGTCCCTGTATTTAGTAGTCCACTCATATCCACAAATCCTTGGTTATTTGTCAACTCAGTAAAAGTGGAATTCGTCGTAGTATTTATTCTGTCAACTGTTGCCCTGTAAACACGACCAGTTCCAATATGCCAATAAACATCCCCAGCATATATAGTGTTCACTGTACGGAACTGTCTAATCATAGCTGATGCAGTTGAGTTAATGTTACTAGGTAGATTTGAGCTGGTATCAAACAATACTGCATTACCAAATCCTCCGACTGGACCCTGTGCACCTACTGAACCAGAAACTCCCTGTGGTCCCTGATCTCCAACAGCACCTTGTCCACCCTGTTCACCCTGCGCTCCAGTTTCACCTTGGGCTCCTTTATCACCTACTCCACCTTGAGGTCCTTTATCACCCACCCCACCTTGAGGGCCTTGGTCACCTTGTGGTCCATCCTCACCTTGGGCACCTTTATTACCTACCTCACCTTGAGGACCTTTATTACCTACGGCACCTTGAGCACCTTGGTCACCTACAGATCCTTGAGCACCTTTATTACCTACAGCACCTTGTCCACCCTGTTCACCTTGAGGACCATCTTCACCCTGAGCACCTTTATTACCTACCTCACCTTGAGCACCTTTATTACCTACAGCACCCTGATTACCTACTAGACCCTGTGCACCTTGGAATCCAACTGCTCCCTGACCACCTTGTTCTCCCTGTGGTCCGACTAGACCCTGTGCACCTTGGTAACCTACAGCACCCTGAGAACCTTGTTCTCCCTGTGGTCCAACTAGACCTTGGGCACCTTGGTAGCCTACGGGACCTTGACCACCTTGTTCTCCCTGTGGTCCAACTAGACCTTGAGCACCTTGGTAACCAACTTCACCTTGGGCACCTTGTTCTCCTTGTGGTCCAACTAGACCTTGGGCGCCTTGGAATCCAACAGCACCTTGGGCACCCTGCTCACCTTGCGGTCCAACTAGACCTTGAGCACCTTGGTAACCAACTTCACCTTGGCCTCCCTGCTCACCTTGAGGACCAACTAGTCCCTGTGCACCTTGGAAACCTACAGCACCCTGTGCACCCTGTTCTCCTTGTGGTCCAACTAGACCTTGGGCGCCTTGGAATCCAACAGCACCCTGAGAACCTTGTTCTCCTTGTGGTCCAACTAGACCCTGTGCACCTTGGAATCCAACCGCACCTTGGGCACCTTGTTCACCTTGATTACCTACTAGACCCTGCGCCCCTTGGAATCCAACTTCACCTTGGGAACCTTGCTCACCTTGTGGTCCAACTAGACCCTGTGCACCTTGGAATCCAACTTCACCCTGAGAACCTTGTTCTCCTTGAGGACCTACTAAACCTTGAGCTCCACGCTCGCCTTGATTTCCTTTATCCCCTTGTTCTCCTTGATTACCTACTAGACCCTGTGCACCTTGGAATCCAACAGCACCTTGGGAACCTTGCTCACCTTGTGGTCCAACTAGACCTTGGGCACCTTGGAAACCTACAGCACCTTGGGAACCTTGTTCTCCTTGTGGTCCAACTAGTCCCTGTGCACCTTGGAATCCAACTGCGCCTTGAGCACCTTGCTCTCCTTGATTACCTACTAATCCCTGTGCACCTTGGAAACCTACAGCACCTTGCGGTCCAGTGTCACCTTGAGCACCAGAATCACCTTGAGCACCCTGATCACCTACAGCACCTTGGTTACCTACTGCTCCTTGTGTACCCGCATTACCCTGCGCACCAGTATCACCTTGAGCACCCTGATCACCTACAGCACCTTGATTACCTACTAGTCCCTGTGCACCTTGGAATCCAACCGCACCTTGGGCACCAGCTTGACCCTGTGCACCTGCACTACCTTGAGAACCAACTGTACCTTGCGGTCCTACAATACCCTGTGCGCCTGTTTCACCTTGTGCACCAGTATCACCTACAGCACCTTGTGGACCTGCGTCACCTGTAGCACCTTGTGGACCTACTGGGCCTGGGGTTGTACCTGCTGGTCCTTGAGGACCCGCATCGCCAGGCAATCCTTGTGGACCTACTGGGCCTGGCGTAGTTCCTGCTGGACCTTTAGGGCCTGGATCACCAGTAAGACCTTGACCACCCTGCGCTCCAGTTTCACCAGTTGCACCTTTTTCTCCTGTGGCTCCAGTTTCACCTTGTGCACCAGTGTCTCCGACTGCACCTTGAGGACCAACTAGACCCTGTGCACCAGTGTCTCCCTGAGCACCTTTATCACCAACGTTACCTTGAACGCCAACAGAACCTTGAAAACCTTGACTACCTTGGACACCTTTGTCTCCAACGTTTCCTTGTAGACCCTGCTCTCCTTGTTCTCCCTTATCGCCTTGAGAACCTTTGTCTCCGACGTTGCCCTGAATACCAGCAGATCCCTGTGGGCCTGCTTCACCCTGAGCACCTTTATCTCCTACTTCACCCTGTACGCCGGTAGAACCTTGTGGTCCATCTTCACCTTGTGCACCACGAACACCGACATTACCTTGAACACCGACAGTACCCTGTGATCCTTGGACACCCTGTCCACCCAATGGACCGACGTTACCTTGAAGTCCAGTGGACCCTTGAGCACCAGCTTCTCCTTGTGGTCCTATCTCACCGACATTACCTTGAACACCCTGTGGACCAACCGTACCCGGCGAACCTTGAGGACCCAATAGACCAACATTACCTTGAATACCTTGGAAGCCCTGTGGTCCCCGATCACCCTGAGCACCTAATGGACCAACATTACCTTGGATGCCCTGTTCACCTATAGCACCTTGTCCACCCTGTGGTCCTAGAGGTCCAACGTTTCCTTGAACACCTTGTTCACCTTGAGAACCCTGAATGCCCTGAGCACCTAATGGACCAACATTACCTTGGACACCTTGTTCACCTTGTGCGCCGGCCTCACCTTGAGGACCCAATGGACCAACGTTACCTTGGACACCTTGTTCCCCTTGTGCGCCTTGCTGACCTTGTGCACCTAATGGACCAACATTACCTTGAACACCTTGTTCTCCTTGTGCACCTTGTTCCCCTTGTGCACCCAGTTCACCGACATTACCTTGGACACCTTGTTCACCTTGAGAACCCTGAATACCCTGAGCACCCAATGGTCCAACGTTACCCTGAACACCTTGTTCTCCTTGAGCACCAACGTTACCTTGTGGTCCTAGTTCACCGACATTACCTTGAACGCCTTGGAAACCCTGAGCACCCCGCTCTCCTTGAGGACCTAGTTCACCGACGTTTCCTTGAACGCCTTGTTCTCCTTGAGCACCTCGTTCTCCTTGTGCACCTAATGGTCCAACGTTACCTTGGACACCTTGTTCTCCTTGTGCGCCCCGTTCTCCTTGTGGTCCTAGTTCACCAACGTTACCTTGGACACCCTGTTCGCCCTGAGCACCAACATTACCTTGTGGTCCTAGTTCACCAACGTTACCCTGAACACCTTGTTCTCCTTGAGCACCAACGCTACCTTGTGGTCCTATAGGTCCAACAGTACCTTGCCATCCTAGAGATCCTTGTGGTCCTATCGGGCCTGGATCACCCTGCGGGCCCTTTTCGCCGATATCAGTATTTTCAATTAATGTGTTGATGTCAGCGATTTGCTGATCAAGTGTTGTTATCAATCCTTCGTTCTGAGTTACCCGTGTACCTAAAGAACTTACTGTAGCACTATTACTAATAGCATCGCCTAGATCTGCACTTCCGATTGCTTTGCTTACAGAGCTATCAACGATATCACTAAGATCTCCTATAGTAATATCACCATCACCTGACAGTGTGGTTAGATCATAAAGTTCTTGGAAGTTTGCATTAATTTTTTCACTGGCTTCACGAAGAGTATCCCCCTTCCCGTCGTTGGCAGCTCCGCCTGTGTCTAGAATTCTTCTTGTCATTTTGGATTCCGTTATTAGTGGTCTGATGCGTCTAAAGTTTCATAATCTTGAGATAGGTCTAAACCTTCATCATCCAATGTTGGGGATTTCACGCCTGCCCATTCTGCGACTGTGGTGAAATCATCTACCAACTGCTGTAAAGAAATGTCATCATATTTGTCTAGTGTTTCTAAAGAACTCACGACAATACCTGTAGCAGTGTCTTTCTGATCCTGAGTTCGTTTATCAATATCGTCATTCTCTTCCATAGTAAGTAGAGAATATCTTGCTTGTACATGTGAACCCATCTGTCTGGTCTGGAGTTCGATAGCATAGTTAGGTACTTCTAGAGGATCTGTAACTTCTCCAGCTTCAAGACCAACCTCAGCAGAACTCTGAGTGACAGTCTCCACTGCAAGATAGAATCCTGCTGGATGTATCAGTTTTTTATATAACGTTTCAAAATCTAATAACGATAGACCTGTTCTCAAAAGAACTGAGAATATTTGATATCGTCTATCGTCTTGAATATAGTGTAGTGACTGAGGTCCAATTAATGAACCGCCAGGTTTATCATTCAAAATAAAGAGATCTTTCTTAGGATAAGATACTTCAACATCTTCATTAAAGAATGCTTTGAAAAACTGTTCAGTTGATATTTGTGTTCCTTTTGCTCGATATAAGTCCGCAAGTAATCTTGTCATTAATCGCGGATTCTTATAGAACGAAGCAGATTCTAATCCATCGCTAAGCTCAGAAATTAATAGATCCAAATATCGTAGATCTGTTGATGCAATGTTTCTTATATTGAACAATCTTTGAATTTGTTCGTCAAAAGAAATAGATCCGTCTTCACCCGTATACTTATAATACGTCTCTAGAAAAGAAACTAGTTTAGGATATTCTGTTTGATAAAACTCAGGTAGAATACTCTTTACTTGATTCTGGTGGAATTTAGGATTAATCCTATATTGATTCTCTAGAAATTCGGACATTATAATAAGACCTTAGTAGACCCTTGCTCTGTATTACTGATTACTGTAGATCCACTTGAGTCTAGTTTTATGATGTAATTCCTCAGCGGGGATATTGTGCTCTGGTTGGCTGGAGTTGCAGATATTTTTAATCCGCTGCTCAAGTAACCGTCTACATCAATACGAAGGGCCCTGAGATTCACGGTACCTTTAGCTGCATCATAGAAACCTGCATTGCTTAATTTGACATCTCCGTTGACATCAAACAATTGTAATCGGGTAGACCCCAGTTCATTTCTAACAAATACGTTTTTATCATACCACTTAAACATAGACGATTGAATAATATGATCATCTTTATCTGGCGAAGCGATAACGACTGGGTAGTTTATTGTAAAGTCTTTTTCCAAAAAAGTCAAGTCTTCTGACTGAGGATCTAGTGCTTTTCTAGCAACATTTAAATCAGTAACTATAGAATCGATGTCCAATCGTTGTTGAACTTTGACTTCCATCTTAGAGTTTAGGATTGCGTTGGAGTGATTGTCTATCAGAGTTAATAGATTAGATCGTCTGAATGATGAATCGAATGAACTCAATGTCAAATTTGTATATTCAGTAATAATAGATTCGACCGCAACTTCTAATTGTGAGGCAGGAATATTCTTGACTGGATCAACATTGAATCTAGTAACTAGTTCCAAATAAGTAATTTCAGGATTGACGAATTCTGTATCTATAGACATAATAGATAAGTTGGATGTCAACTGACTACGGATCAAGTTCTCAACCGTAGCTTTGGATTCTTCATTTATACCGTCAGCAAAATTTAAACTAACAAAAACTTTACCATATTGTGGGGGTATGTTATCATTACCACCCCATGTTGAAACGTCTCTTAAATAACTACCATATTTACTCATGATCATACCCGTGTAATCGTCAGCAGTAACCAAACGGTTTTGTGCAGAGAATGCCAGAGGCGCGTTCATCTTGATCTGAGAAATAGACTCACGGGAAGAACCTCCCGCTGATGCAGATACCAAAGATATATTAGTCGAGTAGTCTTCTCCCGTATATTCATTCAGGTTGAATTCAGAACCACCATTTCCCTCTACCCCAGAGGTAGAGATATACTCGATTGAAATTATATTACCTGCTTGTGGTCGCTGACCAAGCACATTACCGTCACCGAACAATACTTCATAAAAACCATTCATTGATTCGCGTACGATGTAAACACGAGATTGATCGGTAATCGTCGCAACTTCTTTTATATTGAAATAACTATTAGACTCGCTTGAGTTTCCGTTAGGGAATACCGATATAGACATAGTAGAAACATCTATATTATTATCTGATATGACGTATGGTACATCTATATTACTATCAGCCAAGAAAGTTTTTGTCTTGACTTTTCCTTCTACTAGTGTTACATTAGGAAATACAAACTTACCTGTGGTATCATTAATCGCTTCATAGGTTTGTAGTGTAAAGAACTCATAGTTAGTTTCGTCGATTGTGACGAAGAACTTGGACCCTGCATTTAGTGGTAAAGATGTGGGCGCATTATTCAATACTGTTATTTCAACATCTACCACCGCACGAGCTGCAGTCATCGATGTAGGGAAATACCCTAGACTCTCTGCATGAGATACGACGGATGAACGTAATTGAGATGTACTCAAGAACGATTCATTGATTGACATGTTTGCAATAAGACCATTGACGTGTGTATTGTATGCCAGCACATCCATAATATTAGACAGCCCACTTGCCTCAAAGTCATAATCTGCAAACTCATCACTTTGTTTGAAGTACGTCTTTAGTTTAGACTTGATATCATAGAAATCTAAGTCAGATGAATTAATAGTCATTTATCTTGTCCTTGCAATAGTTAGTCCTAGACTTACTCGTTTAGTAGATCCTATAACATCAAATACAATAACCACATTAACGGCATTGTAATCTTCTTTGATGGTAACTTCCACGTCTACTAATTTTGCTCTAGGTTCATGTGCTTCAATAGTTTGTCGTACTCTGTTCTCAATATCGGATGGTTCTAGATCGGTTGATAGAGAGAATAGAAAAGTTTCCAAACCTCCACCATAATACGGACGGAAAGGTGTCTTACCTCTTTCCGTCATTAATAAATTTTTAACTGATTGTTTGACTGCCGCAGCATCGGTGACCTTATAGATGTCACCTGTAGAAGGTTTTGCGGTAAAACTAGTATCGATATCTTTGTTGATTCGCTTAATCGATGTAGTGATCGGAGCGTTATATAGATTACCATCTTCTATTGAAAAATTCTTTGCCATTAGTCTATCAACTCTTTTTGTACTATTTATACAGGAATTGCAACATCGATTGGCGGCAATTCAGGTAAAGTTATATCGAATGAAGTTGGGATACCTATCATACCAAGAACGTCACATAAAGTCAAGTCAATAAAATCAAATATAGCACCTAATCCTATAGCATTGAAAAACTTCTTAACAATCTTAACCCAATCGAATAGTAGTCCTTTCTTTGCGTTTTCGAACCAATCCCTAGCCGCAGTAGTCAATTGATGTATCTCATCTTCTATACAGATAGTTTTCTTATCAATATCACCCCCGAACACATCCTTTAATGGTATATTGAATGGTGCGGGAAATGGTAGCGCAAGATCAGTGATCTGTGATAACATGTCATCTTTAATTTTAGTGATCTCTGCATCCATGTCAAAGTTCTCTATATCGGATTGTAGTTGTTCTGCCTGATCCTCTATGCGTTTTATTTCACGTTCTGCCTTGACCTTTGCCGCCTCTACCTGAGCACGTATCCATGCTGCAATATCAAAGTCTAACGGTATAGGTAAAGAGGGTAATCCTAATGGGTCCCATATCGCTTTGAACTTACCGATTAATTTATCGAACAGTTCAAATAATGATCCGGTAACAAACGCCATGATCTCGTTCTTGATATAAGACCATGTTAGTTTTGCCTTCCACTCACCACATTCCACACCAAACTCACCGTTGAAGTATTGGTACTCGGCTGGAACTAAGCTATAAAAGGTATCAACGATTTGATTCTTCGTTTCCTGTAGCGTATCCATCGCAGAGTCATAGGCATCTTGTTCTAACTTACCACTTTCAAAATCATCCTTCAGTTGCTGTAGACTTGCGCGGAACCCTTCGGTGTCTCCACTAATCTGTGCCTTGAGTCTCTCTTGTTCTTCAGCGGTAGATATTTTCAAAACATCTATGGATAGTCCAAGTATAGGCACAGTAAATGTCACTGGTATGATTGCACTGATAAGTTCCATGATCTTCATGGGAATGAATATATGGTAGTCCTGTATGAGTTCAGTGAATGCGTCTTCCGCTTCCTTTTCCCAATCTCGTACCTGACCTTTCTGCCACCACGGGGCCAGTAGATCACCAACTCCCTCTATCGTATCGGTAATCTCTTTTATCTGATCTTCTATTTCTTTCTGAATCTCCAGACCAATGTCCATTGATTCTAGTTTCTCAATCTCTGCGTCTAGTTGCGCACGTGCGTCACCCTCAGCCTCTCTCGCTTGACGTTTGAGATCTTCTATTTGGTCTAGTGTCTCTGTCTTCTGTGCTTCCAGTTGGGACTGTGCGTCCACTAGCATACTCTCCAAGTCCGACGGGATCTTAGAGATCTGATTCATCATATTAACATAATCTGCTTTAGTGGGTAGGTTCCCACCACCACAAGGTAAACTAGTCATGAGTTTATTTTAACAACAGTTCCGGATAAGGATATTTTATCGGACGCCCGTACTGTTACATTATTTGCAGAAATCTTCGCGTCACCTGTGACAATTATATTACAATCACCTTTAATAGTTATGTTAGCGTCCTTATCTCCTCTGATCTCTATATCACCCTTGACCCGTAGAACGTCATTCTCCTGTATGGTGGTATCACGACTACCGTCGTCTTGCATCTCATAGTATGTACCTGACCTATGTTCTTCACGGATACGCCCATTTGAAGAATCGTCATATTCTTTAAAGTGACCTGTCTCAGTCTCATACACTTTATTGTACGGATATGCATTCAATGCCTTCTCGTTTGTGTCATCTTCTTTCGGAATCGACCCCACAACCAACGGCAACTGAGAGTTCTGACCATCCAAGAAGATACCAAAAACCTGAGTACCCACTAACATACCAAGATTCTGTCCTTTGCCTTCATGTATTGCTGTTGTAACCGGAATGGTCACTTGTGCCCAAGGTAAATCTTTATCCTTGATCTCATCGTATACACCGTGCACTTTGACCTTAACACGTCCTAGTTTCAGTGGATCAAAGATATCGACCACGGTACCTAGGAACCATCGTGTATGGTCTCCATAATACTCAACAAAACTTTTAGGTATCATAACAATTCTCCATTAGATAGTTTCATAGCAGATAGAGTTAGTGTATATGTTCTTGGGGATATTGTATGTTTACATGCGAAGATTAAAAAATCACCCGACTTCTTTCTATCATATATTCTGTCTTTTTGCTCAGTGTTGGTATTACGTAAAAACCGTATATCGATCTTGTTACCGATAGTCTTGTTCGCGTTTCCGTCTAGGAATTCAACACCGTCAACGATTATGTCTATCTTATTATTAGTCAACATATACGCCATTGATCGATTGACGATATTAAGTTTATACTGTCCACTGGTTTCACTTTCCATGTAAGACTTTTGTGTATCGTATGCGTTTGTACCGCCTATCTGTGTGATCTTTCTGCTAGTAATATCACCCTTCGTATCATCTAGCCTAGAACTATCAAATATAGGAGTACCCTTATTAACAATTTTATCTTGTCTTAGTAACTTAACAACTTCATTATCGATATTAAAATCGAAGTCTACAACCTTATTCTTAGTTACATCTACATAAGAATACTTGGACCCTACCATACCTTCGCGAATCAATCCAAATATATTGTTGGTGTTCTTAGCTTGATGTCTCATTATTGTTCTATTGCGAGCGACTGTAGGTTGTTCATCATTACCAGATGCGCTTTCTGAAAAGGTGAAAGGCATATCTGGATTTATTTTTATTCCTGTCATCATGCTTCGGAGATCATTGAAGTTTAACTCTTTATCTACTAAGGTCGAGTACAAATAAAATGGATACCCGTCACTGGTCGATGCGCGGTTCTTAATCCAACACATAGCCTCTATCGGAGTTAAGTTAGGTACAATGACCTTCATTGATTGAAAGTCAGTAGATGAACTCTTAATATCTTTTGAAAAGAACTCGTTAGATATAGTCGAGATAATAGCACTAGGCTTGCCACTCATGGATCTATTCAAATTGTGTAGGTTAGATAGGTATCCGATATCTTCGATCAGATGAAAGACGAACATCTCTACATTATCCGATGTCTTATCAGCGCTGACTATCTTATCAATAAAGAATGTTTTGGAAACAACTCGTGTTGAACTGTTCTGCATACTCTTCAGATCTATAGTAATTTTCTCACCACCTGAAATATCTAATGATCCAATTATATCTTCTTGATCAACGTATGCCAGTGCGGCAGTTAGATAAGGTTTGTCGAGGTGTTCAAAAATGTCTATCCCACTAGTTGTACTGGATATCTCAATAGTTGGTTTAGAAGCAGAAGTTTCAAGTAATACACGCTGTATAGAAAGGTTATCAGAAAAGTCCTGTTCTGCTGGGGCTTTATCACTCATTACGATCTCAATGCTTCATTAAACAATGTTTGAATAGTGTTGATAGACGACGGTTTAATAACACGTATCTGTTTCAACTTATCATTTTCTTCAATATAGAAATCTAGATTGGTTTTTGGAACTGCACCTAAAGGAACACTCATATTACTTAGATCAAGATCGACTCTTTCATTATTAAGTACATAATGGTTCGCTGCAAGATATTCTTTGGACGCCCCAGTTACAGTAACCATATCACCCTCACATATGGCAACCTCGGCCACATGGAATTCTAAAGCACTTGATAACTTAACTACGATTTGACCTAGGTCCAAGTTCTTATGTACAATAGTACCCGTCGCGTTACTATCACCCCCAGTTATGGTAGAGCCTATAGTAAATGTATCGTGTATAGGTCCGGTGGTTGTTATAGTAAAGTTCGAGTAATCCGATTTTGCCTTTTCTACAACACCGCTATATTCTAGAGGCCAACCCTGTTCACGTATCTTATCATTCATTAAATAAAATGTCCAGTGCATATGAGGATTTCTATATAAAGTAAACGCAGTCTGATCTGGTCTTTCTCCACCTTGAACATAATAGTTTTGATAGAATGCTGAATTACCTTTAACATCATCTAGTATATCAACATAGGTTGCGATGTTTTGGACAACAGCCGATTCTTCGCTGTCGCCAAAGGAATAAAAGCTTAATGGGAAATTCTTAAAATATGACATTAGTATCCATCATCCTCCATAATATCTGCGCGGGTCAGTGTTCTCTCTTCGACGAAGTTTAATGATAGGTCGATTTCTACAGGTTGACCGTCTGGGTGAAATGCCATACTACTGGCATTGTAGTTAGTAGCGATTGACTTTAGGTAACACTTTTTCATTCGATTACCAACACGAACCGGAGATCCTTCTTTCGGTTGATACATAATATCTAATTCGAACATGTGTGGGAATTTATAACCCGCACTAACACCACCAACATCAATTGATTCCGGATAGGCATACATACGAAATCTTCGAATAATTTTCTTGACTGCCTTTGCTTCTTCAGCACTCTTTGCAATAAATTTGAATGCGAATGAAAACTCTCTTATGTTCACACCCTTGAATAATGCACGTACGTTAGGGTTCACGGTTACACCACCCACTAGAGATGATGCCATATTCGCCTCTGCGCTAACTCCGCCAGCCTTACCTATTCTCGTTGCCATCTTGTTCATCGCAAGTGCTGCCTGAGCACCAGATAGGTTACCCATAGCAAAATCCATGACTCCCGTCATTCCTTTTGATGCGGTGTCCGCTAAGGCTCCTAGGATACCTTTACCTCCACTGAATTGTTGGGCAAGTCCAGCACCTATAGCACCCAGTTCAGGTGTTGCATAATTAAGACCGTCATTTTGTTGCAGTGATACAGGTAAATACAACTTTACAGATTCATCGGTGTCTCTCATTTCACTACTAGTAAAGGATAACTCACCCCCTTTCTCGACGAATCTGTTATCAATAGCCTTCTTATTTTCTTTAGACTTTCTTTCGTACTGAGCGTCGGTTAGTTCTCCATCCCTTCTCTTAGTCTTTAATTCGTCTTCTTCATTTAATAACTTTCTATATTCTTCATCTCCCTGTAGAGTAGAAGCAACATCTGCAGCGCTAGAAGTAAGACCCGGCGGGACTATCTCAAATATTTTAAAGGATATGCTTGCGCCATACCTGTCTTGAGAATGGACAGGAAATATTAATTTAGATGGAGCTTTATCAGCAACATTCTGTGGTTGTTCTTCTTTCTTTGCTGCTTCGGTTTTTTCTTCGGGTGATAGATCGAATATTTCCGACAAAAATTCTAGTATAGCCATGAGGGTGAACCTATGTTTATAAATACTGTTTGACTATTTATACATAAAAACAATGAACTTAGTAAACGATACCAAATTCCTTACCGATGGATGGCCGCCTTATGAAGAAGGTCATGTTATACCAAACGACATGACCTGCCGAATGGTATATGTAATATTGAAGATGACTCGTTCCAAAAACATCTTGGAGATAGGATTCAACTACGGACACAGCGCATACGTTTTTCTAAACACCGACACCTCGCTTAAATATCATTCGATTGATATATGCCAATACGACCATACAGCGGTCAACGCTAATAAACTCATTGATATGTACCCCGATAGGTTCGAGTTCACTCACATGAGTTCACACGATCTCGACCCATCTAAGGTGTCCCACTATGATATGATATTCATTGATGGCGATCACAGCATCGATGGTATGTCACGGGACTTGAACCTATGTCAACAATCACACCCCAAGTACATTCTATTCGACGACTACGTCGGCCGACTGTCAATGGATGAGAAGATAGACTCACCTAATCCAAAAAGATTGGTACAACATTTTCTATCCAAATCAGACTTTCCATACGAAATAGAACGTGAGTTCACGTACCCTGCTACCGATCGTATGAACCACATGGTGTTATTAAAACGTGAAGACATATAAAGGACGGTTCAAACCAAAGAACCCAGAGAAGTATGCTGGGGACGTGGACAATGTCGTCTACCGTTCGGGGTGGGAACGACACGTTATGAAATGGTGTGATGACAGTCTGGACGTGGTACAATGGATGTCCGAAGAGTTGGTAATCCCCTACATCTGTGAGACTGATAAGAAGCCGCATCGATACTTCATGGACTTCGTTATCAAGTACAAGTCTGGACGTGTTGTACTGGTCGAGGTCAAACCCCATAAGCAGACCCTACGTCCTGAACGCAAGCAGGGAAAGTCCCGTCACACTCTATTGAACGAGGGTATGACGTACGTCAAGAACCAATCCAAGTGGAAGGCAGCATCCGAATACGCAAAGGATAGAGGGTATCACTTTGAGATATGGACAGAGAACGAACTCACCGCAATGGGTATCATGCCCAAGTCTACCCAACGTATGCGTACTAAAAAACCACTAAAGAAACTACCGCCGTTCAGAAAGAAGAAAAAATCGGTATAAATAGAAGTACGAATTTTTTACGGTAGCGACATGTCTAACATATTTCAACGATTAGAACTACAAGCGTTCCGTGCGGGTATTACTCCTCGTACCAAAGAATCGCGAGAATGGTTTCGTAAGAAGATCAAGAATATGCGCAGTATCAAGCGCGAGGCCTTGATGAAAGAAGATCCGTTGAAGCAAACGGGTCAAGAAATCGTTGGTAGTATGTACATGTTTTTCTACGATCCGAAACATAAAGATACATTACCGTACTATGACACATTTCCATTAGTCGTCGTAGTAGGTCCGGCAGAAGGTGGGTTCTATGGGTTGAACCTACACTACCTTCCACCTATCCTACGTGCGAAGATGTTGGATGCGTTGATGGATATCACCACGAATACTAAGTTCAACAGTTCTACTCGATTCAAGATGTCGTATGAGTTGTTGGTCAAGACAAGTAAGTTGAAGTACTTTAAACCGTGCTTCAAACATTATTTGAATGAACACGTACAAAGTAAGTTCGCAATGGTACCTGCACCAGAGTGGGAGATCGCTACATTCCTACCGACCGCAGACTTCCGTAAGGCAAACTCTAAGAAGGTCTACTACGACTCTAAACAGATGATAGGCGAATAGAAATGGCAGGAATAGAAGAGTTAAAAAGTAAACTGATAGCAAAGAATGGTATCGCAATGGCGAACCAGTTCGCGGTCAATCTACCTACCTTGGATAAGAATACCTCATCGGACACACTTAATGTCTTATGTAAAGAGGTAAGTCTGCCTGGCCGTCAAATGATGAGCCTGGATAGGACAGTCGGTATATTTCAAGAGAAGGTGGTGAATGGATTTGGTGTAGAGGATGTCACGATGACTTTCTATGTGCTGAATGACTATGGTGTCCGTAGATACTTTGATGAATGGACCAAGTTAATATACACCGACATAAAAAGAGGTGAGGTTAACTATAAGAACAACTACACCTTTGATGTCAACATTCGCCAACTACAAAAACCTTTAGCAAGATTTGGATTCGATATAGGTCCATTTGATATAAATCTAGATGTGGGAAATAAGTCTATATACAGTGTAAAACTAATAGAGGCGTTTCCAACATCTATTGCAGCAATCCCACTGTCTAATGACGGTCAATTGGTCGAGTGTACTGTACAACTTTCATATACCGACTATGAAGTAATCAAGGATGAAAGAGAGTTGTTTGATCCTAGTATCAATATAAATCTAGGTGGATTAATTTAATATACATTATAGGATAAATCATGGCATTACCAAAACTGAATGAAAACCCAAGTTATAGCATTGAAGTACCGTCTACAGGACAGAAGACTACATTTAGACCTTTCCTAGTAAAGGAACAGAAAAACCTCCTGATTGCATATGAAACACAAGAGCGCAAAGATATGGTACGTGCGATATTGCGAACTATCGACGCTTGTGTTGAAGAACCTTTGGAAGGTACATTGACTACATTCGATGTAGACTATCTATTTACAAAAATTCGTGCCAAGTCGGTAGGCGAATCCGCAGATATTCAGGTATCATGTAGTGAATGCGGTGAAGCAAATAAGGTTTCGGTTGAGCTTGATGACATTAAGATGAGTGGGGAGACAACAAATAATCTGATCGAAATTACTGATAGTGTTTCTATACAGATGCGTTATCCATCATATGAAGAGTTCTTGAACAATGATTCATTGTTGTCTACCGAAACAACGACAGAGGGTCTATGGGAGTTATTAGTCGTTTGTATGGAAGCAGTGTTGACAGACGAAGAACGAATCTCTATGAATGATCAGTCAAAAGAAGACGTGTCAGAATTCATTGACTCTATGACTTCAGATCAGTTTGCGAAAGTATCTGAATTTATCAATTCGGTTCCTAGCGTAACACAAGATGTTAAATTTGAATGTACGTCTTGTGGCCATGCGAATGAAAGAACACTAAAGGGGATGGATGATTTTTTTTAGTAAATCTCTCTCATGATAACTTGACAAATTACTATCAAGTTAACTTCCAGCTTCTTAACAACTTTAATTACTCACTGGAAGAGGTCGAAACAATGATTCCGTGGGAGAGAGAGATCTACTTAATGATGTTGATAGAAGACATCAAAGAGAAAAACGAAAGGGCGAAACAACAAGGATAATAAATGTCTACTCTCAAAGAAGTGTCCGACAACTTAAAATCAGTTGACCAAAAAATGGCATCTGTTAGATCGGGACAATACGACCAGAACAGATTGAATATTGATAATTCTGACAGATTGATAGCTGTTATGGAAGACGTTGTCATGCGTACTGGTCGTAGCGAAAATATCCTTAGTCAAATGTTTGGTCATCTTGGTTACATTAGACGCAAACTGCAAAAGGGCGTTTCTGTTGAAAAAGATTCTTTAGTCGTTGAAAGAGCTCCAGATCCGTCATTCGTAGGTCCGATTCGACCAGACCCTGTCGCCACAGGAGATTCTTTAGAAGAACGGAGAGAGCAACAACAATGGCAGAATGATTTGTTAGATGCCATCCGTGCTCTTTCAGAGTCTAAAAAGGATGATAAGAATGAGTCGGAGCCAAAAAAGGAAGGTCTTAGAATAGGAGAAATGTTAAGATCCGTAGGACTTATTGGTGGTCTCTTAGCCGCATCTCTCGGCGCTGCCTTCGGTTCCTTCATGGCATATCTAACCCCTGTTACAAAGTTACTGGGCGGCATAGCCAATCGTCTAGGTCCCGTACAAGGACTTTTCATTAGTTTCGTTGAGGGGATAAAAAATCTTGGAACTAGGATAAAGGAGATAGGTTCTAGTGTAGGTAAAACTTTAAAAAATGCATTCACTATTAATCCAGACGGTAGATTAGGTAAAGCCTTGCAATTTATGAAGGACTTATTTGGGGGTAAAGGTAAAGGACCTATAGGAAAAATTATTGAAAGTATTACAAAAACATTTAAGTCTGTTGGTGGATATCTGTCGAAATTCTCCGGTATTTTTAAAACCTTTGCTGGTCTTGCCGGTAGATTATTTTATCCTATCGCAGGAATTATAGTGTCGGTTAAGTCAGTATTCGATAGCATAAAAAGCGGATCTGGAATATTTGACACATTTAAAAATTTAGTTGACGACTTGTTTACATTTTTTGTTACTGATCTATTGGATATGGTTAAGGGCGCAATTGGATGGATTTCTGGAAAACTTGGGTTCGAAGGAATTCAAGAATATCTCTCCTCTTTTAGTTTTAGTGATATGTACTTGGTATTATCCGAAAAATTATTTGGTGTAATTGAAAGTATAGGTACCTATGCAAGTGATATATTTGGAGATCTCATCGGTGGATTTAAAAAATTAATATCTGGAGATTTCATCGAGGGAATTGTAGGTATCTTTACTGCTATTAATAAACCATTTAAAGATCTGAGGGAATGGTTGGGAGATATAATAGCAAGAGTTTTAGAGACACTTGCTCCTAAAAATTTAGCATTACTTGCAGCTGGGTCGGAAAACGCCAAGGGGTTTGATTATATACTGAAGGGAGAAACGATACTGAAGGGAGATGCGGCCGCAGTGAAACCTATGACTGGATCAGAATTGGATAAAGCAGTAAAAGAGAATAATAAAACAAGCGACAATCCAATAATTATACAGGATAACAGTAACAATTCAACCAACACTTCAGGTGGAGGCGGGGGTGAAACTCATGTACATACCGGAGTCACTTCAACTGACGGTGCAGATCCAAACATTTTAGCATTTGGTAGATAAAAAAAAGGGAGTCCGAAGACTCCCAAATACTACCAAACAATCAATTAGTTTGGATTGGACATATTAATAATCGTTTGTACGATCCTTGCCTTGTTGGCAGATTTAGGTACAGACACTCCAAGATCACTAGCCCTTTCAACCAATTGAGCCTTTGTTAAGGACATCAACTCAGACTGATCTGGTTGAGTCGGAGTGGTAGGGGAAGTACCCCCACCCGTTGTCTTTTCCGGTTTACTTGATACTGATCGGTAGATCAGACCAAATGCGACTAATCCCGCTAGGATTAGAATAATCATATTAGTATCCATTTTTAGTCCTCCGCAGCCATCTGCGCAAAGTAAGACAGTGTATCGTCCGCTTCCGCTGCAACCAAAGGTGCAGCCTCAACAGCAGGAGAAGATACCACAGTCGGTTCTGACGCCTCACGCATAGGTGCCGCTTCAGCAGTCTGCGCAAGTGCCTCGTTCTTGATAGTTGCACCAACACCAGTTGCAAGACCTAGTACGGTCTCCAACTTGTTCTTCAACTCATCATAAGTCTTGAACCACTTGGCGTCGTGTGCATTCGGATAGTCCGGTACTACAAACTCGTTTAAGTCATATAGTGTGTTATACACCGCTTCAAGTTTAGTCTCATCTGAACCTAGGTATGCAGAAGGAGACTTGAAGTCTGACTTATCATAGTTACGATATCCCGCAACATTACGGATCTTCAGTTCGAAGTCAGCGCCAGCCCAAAAGTCGAATGGGTTTACTGGTTCTTCGCCAGGAAATTCTGGTTGCATCTGATCCATAATCTTATCAAAGATCTTCTTACCAAACTCATAGATGAAAGTCTTGCCGTTGTTGGCAGGGTTAGAAGGATCATTAATAACTTGGATGTTAGTAACGTAGTGTAGACGACGCTTCTGTCGACGTGCAGTTTCCTTATCCTCTTCGATACCGGAGTTCCATAGACGTGAGTTCAACTCACCTAATGGATCGTTCTGACCTAGAGTCGTTAGTGAACGCTCGATGTACCACTGTCCGGTTGGGCCTTTGAATGCGTGGTCCCAGTAACGTACCCACGGAAGATCTTGACCTTCCGTAGCAGGAAGAAAACGAATCACGGCGTAACCATTACCCTGTTCATCAACGGTAGGTTTCCACTTGCGATCGTCTTGGTATTTGTTGGTGTTAGATGCTTGACCGGATGCTTCGGTAGCAGCGGTGACAAGCTTAGAGATGTCCATAGACTTGGACTTTAGATTTGCAAAAGACATAATATTTCCTTAAATATAAACTTAAATATAAACAATGTATGAGATTACCCATAAGGGCATAACTATTTATACGTCTAGTGTATTCTGCTTTGGCAGAAAATTCAACTGACGTGCTTCACTCTCAAGATGTTCGACGATAGTTGGAGACAAGTACTTCTTGATGTCTTCCAGCTCTAATCCGTTCTTCTCACAGAGATGTACAATGGAATCCATGTACGACATTCTGTTTTGAAATACGAAACTTTAGATAATAGCAGA